CCGCATGTTCCACATCTTGCCAGAACGGTCTTTGAACCCGGTTACGCCCCGCTCTGCAAGCTGCTCCCTGAATCTTCGGGCAGTCTGCTTCCAGGTGTCATATCCAACAACCGTTCCCCGGACGTTTTCCAGGGCCAACTCCCGGTATATGTCATTCACTTGTCGGCCTATCACCTGAGCCACGTCCTCGAACCGTTGAAAAGCGTTTTCAGCCAGCACCTGCACCGCCTGCTGGTGGATAGCCCCGAACCCGGTCATTACAGAAGCACCTGTTTCCCGGAGCATCGCATCGGCGGTGTTCATTCCCACCGAATATACCCGGGGGATCGCCTCGCTGCACCAAGTCCGGTTCCCTTCCCGGAGTTGCTCAAGGATCGCAAGAACGTTCTGCCTCATCTGGACCAAGTACTCCGTCTTGTTCGCCCGGAGAAGCGCCCGGTTGATGCGGTCTAAGATTTCCCGTTCTGCCTGCTCATAAAACTTAATCAGCCGGTTTATTTCGGCGTCGCTGAACCTCCTTACATCTGCCATTATTCTTCACCTGCGCCTTCTCCCTCTTCTGCTGGCGGCAAGGTTATGGTCGGTAGTTCTGTTGTGTTCTGCGACTGCTTTTCGCCTTTTATCCTGTCGATTTCTTCCTGTAATGCCTGCCCCTCAAGCCCATAAAGTCGCCTGAGTGAGCTTTCAAGACTGGTCAGCCCTGCTGTATATCTCTGAGTTTCGTTTTGCGTGAGCTCGTTGTCATCATCCGGCAAGCCATCCTTCCAGTCAATGTGAATATTCTCAAGCACTATTGCGCCTGCCATGCCCTGCGCCTTCTCAAGTGCTGATGCAAGCCAAAGGACTTCTTTCAGGGCCGGGTCAAACCTCATGCGGATACGGTTTACTTTCGCCAGCGGAGCCATCATCAAGCGTCTTAGTGCTGTGCCTGATTCGGCCAGGCCGGCTTTAAGCTGGCCGAACGCCGCTGCTGATGTTTCACTCAAAATATATAGCTGCTCCATGAGCAAGTCAATCTGCCTAAATGCCGCCTCCAGCTGTCCGTCCCATGTGACGTATCCGGGAGGCTGTTCCCCCTGTCCCACCGGGAAGTATTTGCCTCCGCCCCGGTATCCCCACTGCCCCGTTGTCGGATCGTGCTCCAGAGCCGTGTCAGGCCCGTACATATTTGGGTCTGCGTGCTTGTCAAGTATGCGGCTTATCTGCGCTATTCGTGTTTCTAGCTCCTGGATGATGCTGTCCAGGTCAGAGTAGTCATCCAGGCCGGTCATCCGGTCGGTTGTCAGGACGTTGTTTACCGGCACAACCAGAAATTCATCAACGCCGGTATTTGCCTCTTCCTGCTCTACAATTTCGCCAATGGTGGTGCCATTTCTCAATTCGTACAGCGTGGTGGTGATTTTCCCCTTCTCGTGTACTTCCGTCTTCAGGTAGTGGCGCTTTACTCGTCGCCCAAATGCGCCCGGTTCCTCAGCTTCGTAATCATACCCCAGGACATGCGCCGTAATCTCCTTCAGGTTGTCCGGCGCCACTACCGGGAACCATACCGCAGGTTGCTGGCCTTCGATGATAGCCCGGTTATCGTATCTCACTTTAAAAAGCCCGGTCCCATATCTACTAACGTCTAGCGCAACTTCATACGCCACGTTAAAAAGACCATTATCTTCGATGATTCTCTCTACTGCTTCCTGTTCCGGACTATCCTTGTCACCGGCCGTAATCCTCGGCGGCTCTCCCAACAGCAGATCCGCAAACAGGAGCGTCAATCGTTTATGCCAGTTAAGCACCATTTCAAGTGTCGCTTGCTGGTCCTCACGCAACAACCGGATCCAGTCTTTATATACCTGCTCATGTTTTCCTTCAAAAAGCAATCTATTTTGAGCATATCGTTCAATCCGCTCTGCCTCTGTAGGTGGCGGCCAGGGGTTTCCGGGAGAAAGAAAATTTATACTCGTAAGCAATATTATCACCATCCTTACCAGCCCGGCGGCTTGTCTACCGGCCTTTTTGCAGTATGAACCATGTCCTCACTCAGGGCATAGCGGCAGCAATCTATACTGTGATTGTCCTTATCCGGGAACTGGCTTTTCACTATGCCGTTGCGGTCCATTTCAAGCGAATAGTTTATAAATTCCCTCGCCGCCAGCGAGCATCGCTCCGGGTCTATGATTATCTGTTCCAAATCCTGCAGGAACTTTATGCCGAACTCCACAGAACCGGGCCCTTTCTTGGCTCCTTTGATTTTCATCCCCCATGACCTCAATTCTGCTATACTTTTCGGCTCGGCACTATCTGCTATAGTCCAAACATCGTTATACTGCTGCGCCTTTTCCCAAAACTGGCGGTTAAATAAGTTCAGGCCGCTAATTTCAGCAAAAATATAAAGCCGCCGGCGTGTTCTGTCATAGTGCATCCGCTCAAAGGCCAGCGGGTCCACTGCATAACCGAAGTCTAGCCCCTGCCTGATACGGTCAAATGCTGCGATTTCATCCTGTGTAATAATCCGCAGCTCAATGTTGTTAAACACTTCAAGCCCGGTGCCAACCTCTTCGCCCAGGTATTCATGCCGGTATGCTGTCTCGTTTGTCTTTTTCAGGTGTTCCGCATCGGCCAGGAACCGTTCACCTAACCATTCCGGCGGCACGTCAAGGTATGTTGAGTGATGTACCCTGCGGCCGGGCTTCGGTATCTTTGCTTCCTGGTTCACCCAGCTGCGCCCGGACTTTGGCGGGTTGTATGAAAAGAAAACAATCCGCTTCTTATTCTCGCCCCGAAAAAGGGACTGAAGAATATTGCGGATTTCTTCCATCCCCGCAAACTGATCAGCCTCTTCGAACCAGGCGTATTTGATATAGCCACGGCCCAGGTTGATGGATTTCATTTTAAGCGGATTATCTGCCGCCTTAAATACTATCTTCTGGCCGGTTGGAATGTAGATTATCTGCATGGGCGCAATTTGAAACTTAAAATAGTCTCCCAGGCCCATTTTAGCTATAGTCCACTCAAACTGGCCGTAAACGGTATCCCTCAGTTCGTTTTGGTATCTTCTGGTAACGACGGCGTTTGCTTCTGGGTCTTTTAACAATCCCAGTAAAATCTGTATGCTTGTAAAGGTTGATTTAGTTGAACCCCTGCCGCCTTTAAGCCATATTTCATCAAATTTTTCTGCTTTTATTTCTTTGTGCAGCCTAAAAAACGAAGGAGCGATAAGCTCGGATAACCTAATCTCCGTCATTTATATCATCAACTATCTTGATGCCGATTTCGCCGCTGTGCTCTATGTCCAGTCTTTTGCGGCCCCACCTATCAGGATAACGTCTTTCTAAAAAGGTGGCTATTGCCTGCCAGTTCTCTGGCATGTGCTTTTGCCACATGGCAACCATCCGGACCTCTGCTTCGTGTTCTGCCTTTTTTATAGCCTCCACAAACTCCCGGTATTTCCCGGATTTAGCTTTTTCACCTCTAACCATCCACGCCCGGAAAGTAGAGTAGCCGATACCTGCGTAACCACAAGCAGCCTCATAATAGTTTCCGGCTCTGATTGCCTCCGTTAATCTTTTTGTAACTTCAGGAGTTAATTTGCTTGGCCTCGCCATTTTGATCACCACACTTATTTAGAACCTTTTTCCCTCGGGAAAGGGCATATTCCCTTTCTTTCCTGCACCCTTCGCTGTCGCCGTATATCCAAACCTCATCGCATATGTCAATAAGCCTGAAACACACCTGGAGTATTTCTTCTCTATTGCTATCATCTTTCATAAAACTAAATAAATGTAGGGGGCTTATTGGGAGAATATCATCCTTTTCCGCTAATTCCCTGCAGATAGTGTCTACCCGCTTTTTGTTCCCCTTCGGGTCGTCTTTATATGGATGCGAAACAAATACTCGCTTCACTCTGCCAACACTGCCTTTTGACCAGTGAAGTTTTCCCACCGCTCAACAATAACATCACAATATACCGGGTCTATTTCCATCATGTAGCAGGTACGGTTTAGCTGTTCGCAAGCAATAAGCGTAGTGCCTGTGCCTCCGAATAAA